ATATTCAGGATGTGTTGCAAATAATAAAGGAAGATCATCTAACTTACAATTTCCATGGTGCCATCCAATAAATGTATTACCTAACACTTTAGCTTTGATAACTGAATGTTCTCTTATAAACTCTACATCATGCTCATTTTTAAAATAGATATCTAATGCATGTGCTAAGTAAAAAGATTTAGTTCTGTCATGGTTACCCTGTACAAGAACAACAGTAACATCATTAGCATTCTGTCTTAACATATTGATTGTATCTACAAGAACAGCAAATCCTAATTCATACTCAGAGTGGTAATCCATTATAGTATCTTGTGGAGTACCTTGAGTTGTTTGGTTTTGATAGTTGTCAGTGTGGAAGAAATCATTTGATATAGGAAGCACTACAGTGTTTATATTGTAATTAGCTCTCACCTTTGTAATCAAAGATTGAGCCACATTAAAATATCTTAAAGCTCTATCACCAGGATTATTATCACCATCTACACATCTTTTAGCTAAATGAAAATCAGCTATAGATATTTCCACATCTACATGATCTTTGGCTATATTAGATTCTGTTTTGGTAATTGATATATTATTTGGTGTGTAGTTTTCTAAAAACTTAGCAAAGTCTTCAGGAGAGTAATCTTTTGCTTCTTTCTTCTTTGAAAAAATGGAGGAAGTGAACTTCCCACTTGGTAACATCTTAGACCAGTAGTTTGTTATAACATACTTATCTAGATTTATTTTATGTAATGCAGCTAACTCAATATCATCTTTAGGTTCATAGTCCAAGACTATTGTACTTTCTATTGTACCCTTTTCAATGTTTACTTTGCGAACTGTATCTATATATGATTTTAATATAATGCTTGGTTCTTCTTCTGCGTCCTTCTCTCTGAGTTCTCTCATGAGCTCATTCACTTCGTATTCACTTATTCCTAACTTCTCTGCATAGAACTTTTTACTTTTCTTTTGCGTTAATAACTCTTCTAATCGATGTAATAAGCTTTGATTTTCAGACATATGTAGTACAGTTTAATTAAAAAATATTGTAAAGATAAAAAATAGTTTTGATATATTCCAAATAATTTTAGTTAGAGTTGTAACTATTTATAATTAAATTAGTTATAAAACAAAAACTCCCCAAGAAAAGTCTTGAGGAGAAACCTTGTAAAACCAACAAAACAAGGTTTTTTTTTATGGGATACATGGAGTGAATAACGGTAATGTTATTCCATTTCCATTATCTGATATAATACCTGTCATACAAATAGTTTGCATAGTCCCACCATCAGGAACATTCACTGTTTGTGGATCACCAGAACAATCTAAATATCCTACGATATGATATGTACCTGGACTAAATATTGGAGGATAAACTTCTACAAATTGACATGCACTAAAAATAGTAGTAGTGGTTGTAGTAGTTACTGAAGATAAAGGAATGTCAACATAGTTTACACATTGACCAGTTGATTTAACTCTAATAATTGTTGTATAATCAGGAACTAATGCAGATGGATAACCTGCTAGTAGAGCAGCTTTAGATACTCCTGATTCAAATGCTGATGTATATCCATCAAGATCTGAATAAAGATCAAATGGACCTGAGTCAGTCCCAGCGATTGTTAATGTTATTACTACTGTCATTGGTTTGAATTTTTATTTAGTTGTAGTTGTAGTTGTTGTTACTAATATTGTAGTTGTAGTGGTTGTTGTTGGACAACATACATTAAGTCTAGCAACTATATCATCTACATCTTCTGTTAATATCATTACATCTTCTGTAAGAGTTGATATTGAATCTGTAAGTATAGTTACATCTTCTTGAATTGTACAGATTATAGTATTGAATTTATCAAGCACTGTATTTAATCCATCACAAACAGCCACACCTGAGCAAGGAAGAGGAGTGCTACTATAAGTAATAGCACTCGTTCCTATTATTGTTACATTATTTATTTGAGGGCAATCTGCCATAATATTAAATTTTATTTAGCAAGTTGGAAAACTAACTATTGTACTATTAATTATTTCTACAACTGTATAAGTTCCACTATAATCAATTACATAATATCCATCAGCTATTAATCCTACAGAACATCCTACATTAGATCCATATGCTTTATCTCCTACTCCTGGTACCTCAACATCCCAATATACAAGATTACCAGATGTTATAGAACAACTGAAGTCTTGTAAACAAGCTGCAGCATTGCACGCATTACTTAATAGAAATAATATATAAGGAATTGTATCAGTTCCTGATATTGTTTGAATAGAAAAAGGATGTGTTGATGCTGGATTACATGTTGTAGTTGTGGTGGTTGTAACTGGACAACAAACATCTAATACATCATATATATCAACTATGTCAGTAGTAAGACCTAATACTTGTGTATTAATATTAGTTACTTGTGTAGTTAATATATTTATCTGTGAAAGCAGGTTACATATGATTTCATCAATCTTTTGTAACACTACATTCAATGTATCACATGGTTCTGCTGTTATACAAGATAATGCAGGACCATTATAAACAATAGTACTAGAGGCAGTTAAAACTGTTGAACAAGGATTGTTAGTTACACAACCAGTGTTGACAATTGTAGAACTACATCCACAAACATCATTTATAACTACGTCTGTACAGCAAGGACTTACTGGTAAATATGGATATGCCATTTTTATTTATTTATTTAAGGAATGTACATTATGTAATAACAACCAAGTCCAACTTGAACATTTGAGTGAGCTCCACTACCACCTTGTGCAGCATTAGATACTGTCACTGTAATACCTGTAGTATTTGAATTAATTGCTCCTGTAGCAGAAGTATCTGTAACTACACCATCTTCAATTGCTGCAGGTCCACTAGTGGTTATATCATTTGTATATTTATACGTATGTGTATGTCCTGGATCTGTTAATGTTACTGTAGCAACATGTGTATGATTAGGAATTTGACCTATTAAAAGTGTTGTAGCATTAACTGTACTTCCTATACTATTTAATGTATATGTTGGGTTAAATGGAGAAGATCCTGGATTAGTTTGAGCAGGCATAACCCCTCCTAACATGGTACCATCAGTTACACCAACTCCCACTACACCTCTTTTATCTGGTGTACCATTTAATCCATTACATAAATATATCTTTTCCCAATTACCTAAAACAAGACCAGCACCTGTAGCATCAAAATTTCCTGTTAAAGAACCATAATATTCAACTACTGTATAAGGAATCATTTTATTATAATACTTTGTACTTGTTCCAATACTAGCTAAATAAGCTGCGATGTATGTATCTAAATCAATTATCTTTACATAGTTTGTATCAAGATCAAGAGCAAGGGCTGTTAAATCAACTTCTAATGTACAAACTTTATTTATAACAGCTTGTACAATAGCATGTGTATCTGAAGAAGCTGTAACACCTGTTAAACATCCAATTGTATAATCAGCATTCAATGTAGCAAATTGTGCTACAAGAGCATCAACTTGTTCTTGAAGATCACAAACAGCTTGTATAAGAGCTTTTGCTATATCTGCAATTGATATATCTGTACAAGTTGAACATACAGGAAGATATAATTGTACAAGTGCACATATATCTATGCTACTAAGATCTATCTTAACTCCAGATCCATCTAATACAGATACAAGATAAGTAGTGATTGATTGTTCTACAGAAGATAATGTATCACCTGTTTGAATTCCTAATTCAGGAATATCTATTCCTGTATATTTAACACATCTGTCAGAGATAATCTCTGTACATCCGTTATAACAATTTGTGCAATTTGACATATTATATTTATTTTATATTGTTGTGGTTGTTGTTGTTGTTGGGCAAATTACTGCTTCACATGTATCTTCTTTACTTGAATCTAATATAAATGTATTTGGACCTTCTGTATTACATGTACTAAAAGAAATAACTTTTATTTTAAATCCTTGATATATATACCATTTATCTATAGTAAGAGGTTCCGAATTCCATAAACTACCTGAACCTGAAAGAAGACATGTATTACAATTATATAAAGATACATTATATAACCAAGCATTACATGGTGCTATTGTTGTAGTGGTGGTTGTTGTTGTAGGATTCTCAACAACTGTAATATTACAAGGAACTTCTAAACATCGTTCTGGTTCATTGCATTTGCTAACACATCCAACAGTTAAT